CCCATAATGTCAAGTGTTTTTTCAATATTTTGTGAACTATCTTGAAAATAATCACATAATATGTCCATAGCCCAACTTTCTATCTTTGATTTCTTCTTAGATTTTGTGTATCTGAGAAATGTTCTGCTCTTGGGAATTACATTGGTGTAGAATTGATAAACTGATTTTGGTTCTAATTCCCAATATCTTTGTATTTCATTCACTACTTCAATCCACTCTGGTTTCATTGATAGGAATCTATGAACCATATAATTTGACCAAGTTTTTTTATCCGCATCAGAAATATCTTCCCAATAATTTGGGTTCTGTGAATTCGTAATTTCTTTTATGTGGTCAAATAGTGTTTTTGTTTTCATAGTGAATAACCTTTTAGATATAAATAAATATAGAACTTATAAGTCAAAATGACAAAAATCTTTATTCTGCTCATAAAAAGTTTTTAGTTCTTGCCAGTTTTTTATGTTTTTATAGTTGTCCTCAGTATTCAACTTTACACCTGAGAAAAAACCAAATAAGTCTTCATAGAATAATATTTTATAGTTGTCGTGGGTTTTTAGTAAGTTTATAATTTCTATTGATGTTTTTTTTATTCCCTCAATGTCTTTTTTTATATCTTCAATGTTAATCTTACTAACCCTTATTTTGTTATATTCTTGTTTTTCTCTCTCTGTTAATGTTTCTACCCCAAAATCTACTGCTCTCCACTTATCAGTTTTTTTAGCGAGATTTAAAGATAGCGCCTGTTGAAAAACATTTCTTCTTGATAAAAAAAATATTATGTCGTGATAGTCTATAAGTATTTTTTTAAATCCCTTTGTGGATGGATAAACACCAAACTTAATACCAAAAGTATTTTTATCTTTGTAAATATTTTCAAAAAATCTCTCATAACCGAGAGTTCTAATTATTTTATTATGTTTATCGAGTTCAGGTTCCCAGAAGAATTTCTTTGATGAAATTTCTTGTAGTGTTTTACAAAACTCAGTTGTTCCACTACGACTACAACCCAATACTAATACTTTATTTAAATGCATTACCCAACATCCAAGTTAAAACCGAACTCCTTACTCCACTCGTTAGTGGTGATACTCGGTGTCCTAAGTATGATGGAAATAATATTAAACTTCCTTTCTTTCTACTACCGACTGCTGTTTTTTCACCTGTTTCATCAGTCATGCTGAACTCAAAGTTTCCACCCTCATAATCATTTTCATCTGATAGTTGGACGATTGCTGTAATTTTACGAACTGATGTTTCTTCATTTCCAATGTCCAAGTGCCAGTCATATTTACCCGTGTCTTCATACCTCAACATACGAATATTAGAAAGTTGGTTTGAGATATCAAAATTAAAAAATAATCTATTTGCCATTTCACAAGCCATATTTATATTTTTGTTTAGATTAAATCCGTCTGATAATATGATGTCTTCAGAGAATCTAACCTCTTGAACTTTACGAACATTTTCATTTACAACATCAGCACCATTTCCTTTGTAAGTTCCTGCCACCGTAGCTTTGTGTTGTTCTGAATTATCAAACATTTCCAATAATTCATCACACCTTTTTTCAGTTAAGAAGTCGTCCTTGTGAACTACAAACTTAAAGTTTTTCTTTTGTGTTAGATTTTCTATCACTTGAAGTGGTCCCCTATGAATAACTCTTGTAAAACATATCTTGTTCCCTTAGTGACTGGTGTAACATTGTGAGATAAAAATGTTGGAAAGATAGTCAACGAGCCTTTTAATTGGTTCATTGTATACCATTCTTTTGTGTGTTTATCTTGGACACCAAATTGAACTTCACCACCCTCGTATTCACTTGGGTCTGTTAATTGGACGATTGCCACAAGTTTTCTATTAGAACAACTACCGGCATTGAAGTCTGTATGCCAACCATAAAATCCACCTTGGTGATACTTGATAAGTTTTAATTCGTCATCTGCTCCCTCAATATCAAAGTGAAATACACCTTGATTAACTATCTTTACTACTTGATGTATTTTGTCCTGTAACCACTTCCAATCTTTGTTACATTTGTCTGGTCTTAATCTATTGTCTGGTTGGTCAAATAAATACCACTCCTCAGTAACTCGTATCTCTGGTATGATTGCTGCTTCACCACACTCACCACCAACTCCACCTGTTACAACTTCTTCTGTTGTGGTTATTTGTTCTATCAATTCATCACACTTTTCGTGTGTTAAAAATTTAGGTATCTGTATTGAATACTTGAAATCGTTATTTAGTTTCATTTAAATGTATTTCCTTTTATGAATGTTATCATAGTGTATCTATCTTCGTTATCAAACTCTAAAACTCTATGGGCTGCAAATGCTGGAAATATAACTATTCTACCCTTTTTTGCCTCTAACTTCGTTTCCCAAATTTGTAATCCACCACCCTCAAAGTCGTCATTCAGAAATATAACACACGACAATTTGGTGCAAGTATTTACAACCTTTCCGTCTCCTGCTGCATAATCTGAATGAAATAGTGTTCCTGCTCCTAAACGAGAATTTATATCCTTGAAATTTTCTATCGGATATAACTTTATACAAGAGTGTTGTATACTATCAATATCAAATTTGAAAGATAATGTATTAGATAGTTTTGCTACTTTCCATATTTTATCTAAGATTTTTTTATCTTGTGTTACAACATTTTTACAATTACGATAAGTTCCCCAAACAAAATCATCAGATTCACATTTTTTGTTTGCAAAGTCTATTTGGCTATCACACTCTTCTTTTGATAAAAAGTTATCTCTAACCAAAAACCATTTAAAATCTTTATTTTCTACCAAACTCATTATGAACTAAAACCTTACCGGCAAAATAAGTGTCATTATTACTTAACTTTTCAATATTATAAGTCTGTAATTTTTCATTTGTGTGTCTTATCTCAACCAATTTATTATAACTAAATTCATCACTTAAAACTTTATCACCCAATTCTATTCTGTTAACTTCAATGTTATAGCTACTAAGTGTCTTTTCAGGATTAGATGAACACCAACCTTTTTCTTTTATCCAAATAGGGTGGTCATCAGTTCCTTTTAATTTATTATCATTTTCAAAAACATATTCTACGATATTATCGTGGATAGGTGAGTGTATTTTTTCTACAATTGAGTTTATAAATTTACCATTTTCTATATCAAATGACTTAACTTCATCTCCAATTACGATATCTTCAATTTTTTTGTATGTTCCGTCAGACATAGTTATTAGTGTTCCTATTACAAAACAACTATCACCAGGTCCCGAATTGTGTGATACAATGTCGTGTGCAACTATCGTTCCGTAATCTTGATTTAGTAAATTATAAGTTATGTGTTCACCCTCAATTTTTTTTATTGAGTCAATCATAACCCAACCATCTAAATCTCTAACATAATCACCAACATCAACCTTTCCGTCACCACCTGCGTGATTTGGATTGTGTCCGTCTATCGTTGACCAACCTCTACCTTTAATTAAAAATGGATGATTGCCTGTTGGTTTTAGTGTTTGTCCACTTTCTAAATGCATTTCATAACAATCTTCGTGTAGTTTTTTCATAATAGAATTAACTTTACCTTCTTTAAACTCGTCATTTTCCTCATCAAAAACCAATACACTCTCTCCCAATTCTATCTCATCAATTCTTTTGTAATTACCTTCACCCATATTAATTACTTGGTCTGGCATAAAGCAAAACTTATTGTGAACCAATACATCATTCGCAAAATAGTTGTGGTGTGTCTCAACCTCTAATGAATATGTTTGGACTGGATTTATATCCTCTTGTAAATCAGTAATCTCAATCTCTACAAGTTTTTCGCTCTGAAGTTCTAAACATTTATCTCCAACTTCTAATTGTTTGGTTTTAATATCATATCGTTTTTCTGTCCATTGTGGTTTATAAGATGACCAACCTTTTCCAACTACCCAATACGGGTGGTCAAATGTATTCTTTGTCTTCTTGTCACCAAAACTTATTTCTACTATGTCAGCGTGAGTTGGTGTTTCAATAGATAATACTTTTCCTACTTTAATTTCTTTACTATCAAAATCGTAGTTATGTATTTCATCTCCTACTTCTACCAATTCAATAGATTTTGTTGTTCCGTCACCCATTGTGATTGGTGTTCCTGCTACAAAACACTTTGGTGGAATATTGTGGACCAATATGTTTGATTGGAAGTAAGTATCAATGTCCTCAACGTCAAGTGCATACCAAGTGGTATCACCTGAGTTTTCGGTTATTGAAGTTATTTCAGTTTCGTTTCCGTCAGGGTCTAATAAATAATCTCCAACAACTAATTCGTCTGCAGTATGCCAAGCCCAAGTTCCACTTTTCTTGACAAAATATCTAACATCATTATTTAGTTGATTTGGATTATATGGTGCTTTAATACTACCATTTATTAGATAATACCCATAAGACATTGTTTTCATTACATTTA